TTGCGCGCCAAAACATCCGCTGCGCGCTCGTGATGGAGACCGGTCGAAAATTTTCGGGCGGGATTTCCAAAAAGCGGAAGGNGNATACAGGATTTATACATCGCGTTATGCAAGTTGTATTCAACGNACAATCATAAGAATGCAGTAATGACGCGGTGTTTCGCGGTTGCATATGGATTGAATATATTCAACGATTCGTTGCCGTGTTGTCACGGTCGCTGAAACCGTTGATATTACTGCATTCTTCGCATCAGCTAAACGCAACACAATGTAGTTGTGTTGCGTTTGTTATTCATTTGTTTGCATAAATTTTCGATGGCAGAAACTTGAAGAACCCCCACCACCCCCCAGCGCCGGGCACCTGCCGGGCGACTAACGGGTTTTAAATCCGCGCATCAAAAATAAGTTCGGGGTTGTGGCGTAAATATCGCGCAAATATGCCTCTCTCGCCGTCTAGCGGCGTGTAGGAGACGTTTTAAACGCGCGGACGATATAGAAGTCGACCGCGCGAAAAAGTGGCGCGAAAAACGCTCATATTTAGCCGATACCGAAAAAAGACCGTCTGTAGCGATTACAGACGGTTTTCTTCGTTTATCTTTCGTTCTGATCGAATATCGCAATATTACGGAGGTATTCGATGAATAGAATCATTCAAGGCGACGTGATCGAAGGGCTTCGATCGTTGCCGGACGGAATCGTTCACACCTGCGTAACGTCGCCCCCGTACTGGGGCCTGCGCGACTACGGCGTTCCCGGTCAAATCGGGTTGGAGAAAACGCCGGAAGAATACGTCGAAAAGATGGTCGAGGTGTTCCGGGAGGTTCGGCGGGTGTTGCGGGATGACGGGACGTTGTGGCTTAATTTGGGAGATAGTTATGCACGGAACGGCGGGAAAAACGGGCAATATAATGCAGGTAAAACGGCGAAGGTAGGCAGTACAAAGCGGCGGGTCCAGCTTGGTAATTACAGGGTTCCTGACGGATTGAAGGAAAAAGACCTCGTTGGCATACCTTGGCGCGTCGCATTCGCGTTGCAAGGAATGGCTGTTATCCCCGCAACAAGCATAGCGCAATGGTCGGATTGGTTGCGCGAGGCACGTGAGACCGGGGACTGGGAAATGGTGCGGATGGTGGAAGAGCGTTTGCGCCGGTATGCATGGATTGAAGCACTACAGGCCGACGGCTGGTATCTCCGGTCTGACATAATTTGGCACAAACCCAACGCCATGCCGGAAAGCGTTAAGGATAGACCGACCAAGGCGCACGAATATATTTTCCTGTTGTCGAAGAGTCCGAAGTATTACTACGACGCGGATGCGATACGGGAGCCGTTGGCGGAAGCAACCATCGAACGGAGTAAATACCCGAGGTTCCAAAACCCGAAAAACCGAAAGGATGTTAATTACGGCAATCCTAAAACAGAAGAATCAGCTATTAAACGCATGTTGCAAAGAGGGAAACGAAACAAACGCACAGTTTGGACCGTATCGACGAAGCCTTTCAAAGAAGCCCACTTCGCGGTATTTCCGCCCGACCTTATCGAGCCGTGCATTTTGGCCGGTTCGCCGGAAAAGGCGTGCCCGCATTGTGGCGCGCCGTGGGTGAGGATGACGGAGCGCGGAGAGCACATAAAAATGACCGGCGGCCGAATTAAAATACACAAGGCACAGGGTCCGCACGGAAAGACAAGCGTGTTTAATACCGGGTGCATAATCGAAAGGATAACAGTGGGATGGAAACCGACCTGCCAATGCGAAGGCAACGACGGGAGCGGGAGGGGAATCGTCCTTGACCCGTTTTTCGGGAGCGGGACGACGGGGTTGGTGGCGCAAAAGCATGGGCGGCAGTGGATCGGGGTTGAATTAAATCCGGATTATATCGAAATAGCGAAACGACGCCTTGCCGAAGCAAAATAAAAAGACGGCGGAAACGCCGTCTCATAATTCGATATTCGCGTAAACCTCATCAATATCGTCTTGTTTGATGCCGATATACCGAAGCGTGATCGACTGTGACGAATGGTTGAAGATCGATTGCAGGAGCGCGAGATCGGTCCCAGCTTGATACGCGTGGTATCCGAACGTTTTGCGGAGCGTATGACAACCGATCTCGTCTTCGATCCCTACTTTCCGCGCCGCCTCGTTCAGTACGCGGTACGCTTGAAAGCGGGTAATGGGCTTACCGCCTTTCCGCGACGGGAACAGATAGTTATCGTCAGAAAGCGGGCGTTTAACGGACGCCTCATAACGCTTAAACTCGCGCTTGATGGCGTTATTCAAGCGGAACCGCTTCGCCTTGCCGGTCTTTTTCTCGCGGATCGTAATGGCGTCTTGGTTGCGGATGTCTCCGACCTTGAGCGTCAGGATGTCGGAGATACGAAGACCGGAATTGATGCCGATAACAAACAGCAGGCGGTCGCGAGGCGAAAGAACGCGCTTCATACGATCGATTTGCTTGCGATCCCGAATCGGCTGGACGGTATTCATAGAATATCACTCCGTTCACGTTATGTTGCTTTCATTATATGATGATACTTACGATATGTCAACACGATATTTTCGAAAGGGGGTGACCGCTATCGCTTGGGTTGACGGGCGCTGGATCGGCAGAGAAGAGCGCGCGGAACTGATCCGCACGTTGGAGGAGTACGTCGATATCTTCGACGATCTTGAATCGCTTTCGGACGAAGAATTAGCGGAGGTAGAGCAAGTTTCCGCGGAGTTGGAGCGCCTGAAGCGTATCCACCGGGCTGAAGTTGATCTGCTTTACTTCGCTTGGGAATATTTCTCTGAAATACGTAATCCATATAATCCGGGAAATTGGGACGGTTTCGATCTCAAATCACCGGAAGACGCACCGCAATTCCATAAGGAGATATGTGCGATTATCGACCGGGTGTCTACCAAGGACCGGGCGGCAAAAGTAGCGGTCGCCGCGCCCCGCGGTCACGCGAAATCGTCCTATCTGTCGAAGGCGACGCCGCTCCGCGAAATCTGTTTCCGAAAGCGCAAATACATCATCATCATTTCGGAAACTCCGTCGGTTTCGACGTCTAACCTCGAATGGCTGGCGAACCAGCTTAAATATAATCGAAAACTGCGCGCCGATTTCGGTCCGCTCCTTTCGCCGAAGCAACAAATGAACCCGCGCGACAATTCGTCGGAGTTTATCGCGTGGGAGGACCACGGCAAAGATGAGCCACCGAAACAATTAACTTTATTGCAAGCGGCATCAACCGGCCAGGCGTTGCGGGGCCGGAACTGGAACGGTACGCGTCCGGATATGATTATCTGCGACGATCTTGAAGACATCAGGACGAATGCTGCGACGAAAGAGCAGCGGGAAAAGCTGAAAGCGTGGTTCGCGCAAACGGTTATGCCGCTAGGAGATCCGAAAGGTAAGCGTACGGCTTACATCTATATGGGAACGATCGTTCATGTCGATTCGCTGCTGAACACGGTTATTCGACACTCTACGGAATTTCAATCGACGCTATACAAGGCGATCATCGAAGAGCCGGAGCGAATGGATTTATGGGAGCAATGCCGGGCGATTTATTTAGACGAAAACCTCCCGAAAGAGGAGCGCGCGCGTAAAGCTGAGGATTTTTACCTAGCGAATAAAGAGGAGATGGACCGCGGAGCCCGTGTGCTATGGCCGGAGGTGCAACCGTTGTTTAGGTTGTTTAAGTGGAAATGGGAAAATGGTTCGAAAGCGTTTAACACGGAGTACCAAAATACTCCGCTAGACGAGGAGTCGCAAATTTTTAACTCTGAGAATTTCCGGAAATTCGACGATTCCGACCTATACGATAAAGAGGGGAGACAGCTCCCGCTTGATTATTACGGCTTTTGGGACGTCGCTCAAGGTAAAAACCGCCGTTCCGACTATAACGCGATCGTCATCGTTGCCCGCGACAGGAGGTCTGGCGTTATTTATTGTGACCATGTCTGGGCGAAGAAATGTCCGGCGCACAAAGCGCTAGAGCAGGCGGTTGAACTGATCCGCCAATACAATCCGCGGATCTTCGGAGTCGAAACGATCGGTATCGGATTCGATATGTACCGGCAACTGCGCGAAAGACTAGCAAAGGAAAGGCTATACTATACGAAAGTTAAGCCGGTCGCCGCGCACGCGGAGAGAAACAAGGAAAAACGGATCGAAAACTTGGAACCGCTCATTGAAAGCGGTTTTCTTCGTTTCAGGAAGGATCAAAACCTGCTTTTCGAGCAGATGGAGCAATTCCCGAACGGTCAGCATGATGATTGTCCTGACGCGCTTGCTGGCGCGGTTGATCTTTGCGGTGGAGTACGCAGGCGTAGGGCGTACCACAAAAAACCGGACGGCTTGTAAGGTGGTGAGAGTGAATGGCGGACATTTTCGCGCCGGGCAATTATTATCCGCATGATGATCACTGGGATAGAATTGAGCGATACCGCGAAAACAAGCGCCTTTTTAAGGGAAAACACTACGATGTTTTCGAACGCGTGCAAAGTCGTTTGTCTAAAAACCAGCGCGAGTTTGTTTATATTGCAATAAATTTGCCGGCATTGATTTGTAAGAAAAGTGCTGACTTTCTTTTCGGTGAGACTCCGACGTATAGCGCCGGAAAAGAAGATAATTCAAATGAACAAAAAGCAATCGAGCGCCTTGTGAATGATAACGATTTGAATATCGTCAATTATGAAACCGCTGTTTCGAATGCGTTCCGCGGCGACGCCTTCTATAAAATTCGTTGGGGACAGCGTTGGGGCGGATATTTAAGCGCAAAGGACGATCCTTTCCGGATTTTTATCGAAGCGCAAAATCCTGAATACGTCTTTCCGGAAGTATCTCCGACTGACGCGAACCATATCATCGCATACCATATTGCTTTTCCTCAGTTAGTGGAGACTGATGACGGCGAACAGTGGCAATTGGTTGTTGAATCGCATTACCCCGGAAAAATTGTTAATCGCAAATTTTGGATGGCCGAGTTTAATACGAATTACGACAATGAAGTCATTCGGTGGCAAATTACTAGCGAAATCACAGAAGAACAAAAAGAAATGTCGACAGGAGTTCCGTTCCCGCTCATTGTTCACGTCCCAAATTTCGCGCTTGATGATTCCTGGGAAGGTATCGACGACCTTTCCGATTTGAAGCCTCTTTTTGATGAGTTGAATAACCGCCTTTCGCAGCTGTCCGT